TCATCGCCGTGTCGGTGTTCTGCATGTTCAGCGTCTCGATCTCTTCTTCGGTCGAGATGCTGATGACGTTTTCGGTTTCGGCTTCCTTGAGAACGTTTCGCTTGATGCCGGACATCGCGGCCATCATCCGGTCGGCAATGGAACCGGCCTGCTTCATCTTGGCGACCAGTACGCCCGCCTTGCGAGTGACCATGTCGTCCGTCACCATCGACTGGACAAATGACTTCAGCGGGTACAGCGCGCGCTGGTACGTCGAGCGGCCGACATAGCCGAATGCCGAATTCGTGTATTCAATATAGATCGGACGGCCGTTCATCATCACGCAGGAGCGGGAAGCATGATATTTCTGTCCGGCGGCGGTGACGATGGTCGGCTTCTGGAAGTCCGGCGCATTCGGGTCCTGATTCAGCACCAGGCTGCCGGCGGCATTCAACGGGTCTAGCACGTTGAAATACAGGCTCAGATTGGCGAACGTCTTCGGATCGATCGGACGATCCGTCGGAACACCCTTGGCGCCATACACGATGGCGGAAACTCCGTACATGCGCGCCGTACGCATTGTGTCAGCGATGTAATCGTCCACCTTCAGCGCTTTCCATTCGCGCATGAAAGCATCGCGCACCCGGTCCTCCGGAGCCTCGGGAATCGAGATCTTCCGCTCCTGGCTCATCGCGAGATCGATCGGCGTGTCGACCATCTTCCCGCCCAGCGGGTGGAAGGCGTAGATCGTTTTGCACAGCTGATAACTCGGGGCATCGCCCGGAGTGATATCCGGCGCCATCAACAGCGTGGCGAGGCTCGAGCTCAGGCTCGAACCGCTGACGTTGACGTTGGCCATCTAAATTCCCTCTGAATCACCAAGCGCTATGGATATTCCATAAACGCCGGTGTCGTATAAGTCATCGGCTTGTCGCTCGACGCCAAGCCGGTAGCCAAAGAACTGGCTCAAGAAATGGTTCTGGTTGCGCTGCTTGTACTCGACGCGCTTGTTGTATGCATGCTCGGTGATCTTGACCAGCCCGGTATGGACGAAATCAGATACGCCAGTGCCGCGAGCATCCTTGCTCATGGCGGTCAACTTGCTGTCGATTGCCTGCGCCGGCCATGCGTTGCGCGCCGCGCGCTGCAGCAGCGTGATACCGCTGCCCTTGTCTTCCACGAAAGCGCCAATGCTCCCCATGCGAGCGCCGCAGATTTGCGACAACTCGCCGAGGCGATGCATCACCGACGGGAACCATTCGGCGATCAGGTCGCCTTCTATCTGCGTAATGTCCCAGTCGAGAATGACGACCGGATGGCCGACAAACCTGTTCCTGGCGAAATACGTGATCGCAGTACCGTCGTTCTTGTCGCCCGTCTTGAGCGCTGAATCGATCACCGCATACACGAAATCGCAATGCTTCGGCATATCGACCGGACGGCCGTCGACCAACACCTTGGCTACGTTGAAGAGCGTTCCCTCAAGCGGGCGCGGCAACTGCTGATAAAGGGATGCCCAGGTTCTCGGGCTGCTCTCGAATTGCGCCCAATGGTTCCGGTCGAACCATTCCGGCCACAGGTAATCGCCGATCTTCCGACCAAGCGGGTCGTTTTCGACCTCACACCTAGCCTGAAGACAGACGACTTCCCAGTAATTCCCATCACGGCAAAGGATCCGCCCCGACTCGCCCTTCCAGTCTTCGGGAAGGATGCGGCCGGCGAGATCATCCTCATGCCAACGGGTCTGTATCAGAACAACCCATCCACCTGGAATAAGGCGCGTCTTGATGCTGTCGTTGTATTCCGACCATACCTTGTCGCGCATGGTCGGCGAATCTGCCTGATCACGATTCTTCACGGGGTCATCAATGACGATCCCGTGCGCGCGGTTACCGGTCACGCCGGCGAGAATCCCGCACGACATGTATTCACTGCCATTGGTTAGCGAGAATTCATCAGCCGCCGAGGACTCTGCTGTCAACTCGCAACCGAAAATCTGCTTGTAACGCTTCTGGCGGATGATCGAACGCGTGCGGCGCCCCATCTTCCGCGCCAAATCGTCGCCATAGCTGGCAAGGATCAGGCGTCGGTCAGGTTGCTCGCCTAGATAACGAGACGGGAAAACAACTGACGCAAACGTCGACTTCGCCGAGCCTGGCGGCATGAAGAACATCGCGCGGCCATAGGGCGTCTTGCTGACGCGGTCCATCGTCTCGAGAATCAGACGATGGTGTTGCGCGATCGTCGTCTCTACCGGTTCGAAGAACTCGGTATCTGGATCGTCGCCAACCGGACGACCTGGTACATCAATGGCATTCGCGTAATGGAGAACATCTGCGCGCGCCTTACGCCTGATCAGCAGTTCCCGCGCCGCCGCCTGCGGCGATAGCTGCTGCGAGTTCCTCATCGGAATAATCCTGCGGACTTTTTGGCACCATGGTGACATTGGCACTCATGTCTACCTTTTGGCGGTTAGTGAACTGGCCACCGACTTCCTTTGCGGCCTGCTCAATAAGTTGCGCAGCAACGACCGTATTGCCGGAAGATTCAGCCTTGACTGCCATACGGTTCAATGCGCGCAGACGGAAATTCTGGCTGGCGATCGGAATGCTGCTTTGGTCATCAAGGAACTTCTTACGTGTTTCCTCGAAAAGAACCTTCCATTTCTCGCCCAGATTTCTTCCCATCACCTTGGTCGGGTCATAAGAACCGACCTGCATGCGGGTCACTTCGAGTTTGAATTCCTCTCTTACCGCGTCCGCTACTTGAGACGGCGTGTCGTAACAAGCCAGCGCATGCACGATGAACTTCTTCACGTCATCGTTGAGCGTTGCCATAATTCCATTCCTGTAATTCTTGCGTAAGGAAAATAATTTCCTCTACGCCAACTTAAGATGACATGTTCCGCAGGCGCGCGAAACCGCGAGGCTCGAAACCTCCGGCGCGCTGTTCGCTACCTTCACCAGTTCCGCAAGTCGTCCCTCTGGATGACCAACACCGTACCGGCGTACGACACCGACGAACTCTTCGACATCGTGCGATCGGAGGCCCAACTTGGGGAGACCGTCCTTGGTGAACGCCGGCTGGCCGAAATCGTCTTTCTTCTGGCCGATGTGATAGAGCTCATGCTCGACTAGGGCGCAGAACTCGATGTCACTGCAATTTCGGCAATAGTCCGCATCCAGCGTGATCAGATAATCTGGAGTGCGTCCAAACCACTCGCACATCTGCTGCTCTTGTCTGCCCTTCTGCCACGGGCTGCAGCGGAAGGTGACCTCCTCGGCCTGCCCGATAATCCGGCGCATCTGCTTCTCGAAGCCCGACGCCGCCCACAGGAAAGCAATATCGGCGAATTCCAGGTGCTTGTGATCCGGGTTGTATAGCGCGCTGCCTTCGCGGATAAGCTGATCGTTTGCCCATCCCATCATGTCCAGCGCAGGAACGAACGCCGGCACCCACCCCAGTTCTTGGTCCCAACCCATGCGGGTGGGCGGCATCGGGCGCTGCAGGCCTTCTGGCTTGATGGGATTTTTCCTTGCCATACCAAATCAGCTGACTACGTAGACTGGTATTGCCCCATTGGCATTGTTCTGAGCATTCGGATAGGCCGGGAGATTTCCAGTATCGCTGCCGACCACCCACACCGGAATGGCGCCGCCGTCTTGTCCCTGATTGGATGGGAAAGGGCCATCGCCCGTTGGTGCATCTACAATACGAACCGGTATCGCACCATTGACCATTGACTGATTGTTCGGATATGGAGAAGTACCGGGGCTATCAACCTCATAAACCGGGATGGCGCCGGCAGCGTTGCTCTGCAGGTTCGGATAAGGCCCGTCGCCAGGTTGCGATGCCAGATAAACCGGGATCGCTGCGGCTGGATTCCCTTGGTCGTTTGGGTGGCCCACTATTCCCTCTGAATAAAAGGAGCCCGCACGATGTCGCCGCCGGCGGGCAAGTTCGCCTGATTTAATCAGGTGAGGAGATTTGTTGATCAGTGCACGACACCGCGGGCGAAGCCGCTGTTGTCGAAATGCGTTTCCATGTTTGTTTCGTGGCGCTGTTCGGCCTTGCTCAGCTCGACCAGGACATGAAGAGACTGTCTATAAAGATGCTGCGTTCTGGCATCCGAATGACCGTAATGGAGCGTGACCATCGTCTCGATGTATTCGTCGATGGTTATTTCAGCGCTCATGTGGGAGATTCCATCGTTCCTGCTCTTTTCTCTCAGCCTCCAAAAGATCATGCCCTAGCTCGCGACGGATACGGCTCCGCTCTGATTCTCGCGATTCGGTTCCGCCACCTGGATATTCATCCAAGGGCATCGGTCTTTCAGTGCTTTCAGGCGCTCCGGCAGTGGGCCGCTGGCGAGAAGTCTTTCCTGTGTCGGCGTGAGCCAGAGTCCGAATTTTCGCTTTGCCAGCAGCCATTCATCCGCCTCGCAGGTCTTGATGACCTCATAACCGAACTCCGGGCGATCCTTGATAAGCACTATCGCGCCGCGCATCACGCCGCACGGCAGAAAATCACTTTTCTGACGCTCTTGCAGGTAGAACAGCATTCCGGCTCCAGAAATGCAAAAGCCAGATCGGAATGAACCGTATCTGGCTAGAATTGGTGCCGGGCTCTGCCCCCGACTTGGAGATTGTGTACTCGGCAATACTGGTTGATAGCGGCCGGCGCTGATCTCCGATGATTGGTCGCGGCCCCTGTGCTTTGATTACTTCCAAGGAACCCGCTCTTAGCGTTCAAGCGCACATCATACCCAGCGCAGCAGCGACCTGCGCATTCGCTATCAAGGCAGATGGCTTTCCGAACCGCCGCTCACCGTCCGGTGACGCGCTGCATTCCAACCATCTGCCTTGATAACGCTTACTTCCCTGCTTGATCCGGCAAGCACTCTGACAAAATGTAGATTCCTAGACTGGAAACAAGGCCGAGAATCGCCAGCAACGACAATACGGCCAGTGCCCAGATCGGCATGTACATTTAAGTCCCCAGAAATGCGAAAACCCGCTTTCGCGGGTTTCTCTGATAGCTTTCCTAAGTATGGCAAAAACTATAGTGCTTTGTTTCAACGTTGTCAAAGGGAATTTTTAGGATTCTCAACTTTTCTTTTCAGCCTCAATCCGGGAAAGAGATTTTCAAGGCCTGATGGGGTGAACAGTGTGCGCTGCCACTCTGCTTCCAGGCGCGCCTTTTCCAGCATTTCACCCAAGATCCCGTTCCAATGAACCTCATGCCATTCGAATGCTTCGAGTAATTCCGCCTCAGTCGGGATCATGCCAACTTCTCAGTTTCCGGTACTTCCTCGCCGAATTTACTTGCGACATAAGCACGCATGGCGGCGATGAGCGCCAGTCAGTTCGCTTGTCTTCATAGAATCTGTTATCCAATTTCGGCGGCAGCGCGAACGATGGCGCGGCGTGTCGCAGCATTGCGGTCATTCACGTATGGCTCATTTAGAGAAAACGAATGTGGGAGCATGATATTCACATCACGATTCGCATATGAAGCTTGGACGTAATCTCTCGCAAAATGCAGATCGATTTTTAACCGAACGGACAACCGCAGAGCATCGCCGTCGTCTTCGAGCGGGTTCCAGATTTTCCCATCAATAGCGATTCGGCTTCCTTGAGCTATATGGACGCCTATGGCCTTTGCGGCCAACCTCAGAATTCTAACGTCCTGTTCAGCAGTTTCCATTATTTCTCCTTGAGATAGCAATCCGCATCACATTCATCCGGTTTCCCACAGCATGGCTGAGGATGGAGTTCAACCACGTTTGAGACAGGAGGAACAGGGCCATAAACCGGATCAGCAGCATGTTGCGGGATACGCTCAAATGGCTGGGTGCACGCTATAGACCTCATTCCTAATTGAGAGAGTAGCGCCTTCGTGCAAGCATAAAAAGCCGCTTCTGCGGTAGCCATCAATTCCGAATCACGATTGCAGAATGTATCGTTGAATGCATGTAACGCTCCGAGCGGCATGCGATATTTGATCTGCTCGTCGCTCAATGGCTCCGCAGGTTTCGCGGACTCGGAATATATCCTCACGCGGCCTGGTGCGACGGGGTGCCCGTCAATCTCGAATGCATTCCCGTAGAGTATCAGGTCAAGTTTTCCTTCAGCAGTAGACGGAACTGAAGGAGATTTATGTTGCTCCGATATGTAGCGGTTCACTGCCTTAACGATCAGTTCGGCGTCGTCATCGCTCTTGCAGTAGCCAGAAACAACGCAGCGTCCATGCTCATCATCAATCCTGATCTGCGTATGACCAGAGTGGTTTTTGTAAGGACGACTCCATTTCCAATTTCGAGTTGCGGGCTGGTCTTCCGATTCACTTCCGTCAGATCGGCACCCTGCGCAACCTTTGCACCCATCGCCACCGCATTTAAACACGTCCTCGCTCATTTGAACCTCCACACCTTGATCTCACGGCTGGTATCAACAAATCCGGATTCGACCAATCCGGTCTTCTCGAAATGATGAGTCAAGCGCGCCGTGGCCAGCCCTTCCAAGCTGCCGATCGATTCCCTCACGTTCGGATAGGCTCGATAGTAGGTCTGATAGTTCGCTCCGCACTCCTTTGCAATATCTCGGAAGCTCGGGCGCACCTCTCTGCGCTCAGAGCAAGCCTTT